CGCTTTGCTTTGATCGTAGGGTCGCTGGAACCGTCCGTGTCTTTCATAAACTCTTTTTCGTCAATAGTCCATTTGATTGCACGCGCTAGTGCAATAAGAGTTTTCCAACTATCGGTGTCGGAAGTAGATTTACCGTCCATCACATTAGTGCGTGTCGGGCTGACCAGCATAGTTGGCACATAGTTTTCTTCACTAACCAGATGGTCGTAACGATCGCTGGCCGTCGCTTCTGCGCTTGTTGCTTCCGCGAACGAGCCGACTACGCGACTAGTAAAAGTAGAACCAAGCTTGTCGGCTTTGATAATGTCAGCACCTACGTTTGCAGTTGCTTTGATGTCAAATGTAGAATTAGTCATGATATGACCTTTCAATTAATCGGCGGAAAACCCATTGTTTCGCTGTCCCGATAGATAACTTATGACACTATGTAACACGTTACACAAGTACTTGCGAGAATATACAATCTCATTCGGGCAGATGCCCGATTAGCTAATCCGTTAGACGTACCCCACCCCCATGGGCCGCTGTGTCATATGGGACTCCACACATCTCTATATATACTAATACGCTCAAACGTTTCTAATTTTTCCCGTTTCACAGAACACCCCCCACCCTTTTTTCAAACCGCTTGTCAAAAAATTTTTTATATTCTATTGTCGCGCCATCGGTTCACAACCTGCGATATAGTATGACACTAAATGTAACCCCTGAGTTGGGTATCCCCATAGAAGATGAGATAAAGCAGGTCCCTCTGCCTGAACGCGCTACTGCATTAAGTAAAACCATAGCTGAACTAGAGAAACACGGGTTAGACACTGAGCCAGACCACATAGACAAAGAGGTAGCTGCTACGTTGGTAACTTCTTATGCGCAGGATGCAGAAAAAACCTCTAAGGCTGTCACAAACAAACGTGCAGCTAAGTTAACACCCCCCTCTATCAAGCTGGCTAGCGCTATTATTGACGAATTTAACCATTCTGTAGTCGAATCTTCCCTGCAATTACGCCATCTGGTGACCAACAAACTAATTATTGAAGCTGACAATCCCGATTCTCGTGTGCGTATGCGTGCGTTAGAACTTCTAGGTAAAATATCAGACGTAGGATTGTTCACAGAGAAGTCAGAAGTAACCATAACACACCAAACAACAGACGATATTAAAGAGAAACTTCGCGCTAAGTTAAATAAACTAGTAGAACCTGAACCAGAGGTTGAAGATGCTGTGGTTTTAGATAATGGTGCTATCGACGTTGAAGCTGTTTTGAGTGAATTTGACGATGAATAAGGTTATAGACTTCGATGATGACGGCGTAGAAGCCATACTTGACAACTTAGACGCTTTCTCTGATGAAGAAATTACAGAAATTGACCGTATGGTTGACGAGTTAAACAACCGTAGGGCGAATAAATATGCGTACAATGACCTTATAGAGTTTTGTAAGCGTATGCAGCCCGACTACATTGTAGGTAAACACCACCGTATACTAGCTAACCTGCTCATGGGCATAGAGCGTGGAGAGAAAGATCGTATTTGTGTCAACATACCCCCACGCCATGGTAAATCCCAGCTTGTATCTATATTTTTTCCAGCGTGGTTTTTAGGTAGAAACCCCAATAAGAAGGTTATGATGGTGTCACACACCACAGATTTGGCGGTAGACTTTGGTAGAAAGGTGCGTAACCTCATATCTACAGAAGAATACCGTTCTATTTTCCCCACAGTAGCCTTGGCACAGGACAGTAAGTCGGCTGGACGGTGGAATACTAACGTTGGGGGTGAATATTACGCATGTGGTATTGGTTCTGCTCTTGCTGGTCGGGGCGCTGACCTCCTGCTCGTTGATGACCCACACTCAGAACAAGACGTTATTAACGGAAATTTTGAGGTTTTTGAGAAAGCATACGAATGGTTCACCTTTGGTGCGAGAACTCGTCTTATGCCCGGAGGTAATGTTGCCATAATTCAAACGCGGTGGCATATGGATGACCTGACAGGTCGTGTAACACGCGATATGGTGAATAATAAGCTGTCGGACCAGTATGAAGTGGTAGAATTTCCAGCAATATTGGACGTAACAAGCAAAAAAACAGGTAAAATTACACAAAAACCCCTATGGCCTGAGTTTTTTGGTTTAGAGGCGTTAGAACGCACAAAAGCATCCATGCCTACGTTCCAATGGAACGCTCAATATCAGCAACAACCCACCGCAGAAGAAGCCGCTATAGTGAAACGGGAGTGGTGGCAGGAATGGACAGGTGAAAATCCACCCGCTTGTGAATATATCATAATGTCGTTAGATGCTGCAGCAGAAAAACACAACAGAGCAGACTATACAGCGCTTACAACGTGGGGTGTGTTTCTAAACGAGGGCGAAAATAACTATCATATAATACTATTAAATAGTATAAAGAAGCGTGTAGAGTTCCCAGAGCTTAAAGAGCTTGCAATGGAAGAATATAGAGACTGGGAGCCTGATTCATTTATTGTGGAAAAGAAAAGTTCCGGTTCGGCCCTATATCAGGAGATGCGCAGGACAGGATTGCCTGTACAAGAGTATACCCCCCATAGAGGATCAGGCGATAAAATGGCTAGATTAAATTCTGTAGCTGACATAATAGCTTCAGGTATGGTATGGATACCTCAAACGCGTTGGGCAGAAGAAGTTGTAGAAGAAGTTGCAGGGTTCCCGTTTATGAGTAATGATGACCTTGTTGACTCCACGGTTATGGCGCTAATGCGGTTTAGGCAGGGTGGGTTTATACGGCTACCTACAGATGAACCGGAAGAACAACGGTTCTTTAAACAAAAACGCGGTGGGTATTATTAAAGGTGACACATGGCTATTGAAAAAGGCTTATATGCTGCTCCTATGGGGCTAGAAGGCGGAATAGACGGATTAGAAGAGATGGAAATCCCCGATATGGAGATTGAAATCGTTGATCCTGAGTCTGTTACTCTGTCTGACGGTAGTATGGAGATAACCCTGATGCCCGGAAATGAAATGGATATGACCGAGTTTGGGGCTAATCTGGCAGAAGTTTTAGATGATACAGACTTGAGTAAAATGTCTAGTGATCTCATGGAGTCTATTACAGCCGACATAGATAGTCGTAAGGACTGGGCAGATACGTTTGTACGTGGGCTTGACGTGTTAGGGTTTAAGTATGAAGAGCGCACGGAACCTTGGGACGGTGCATGTGGCGTGTTTTCTACAGTGCTTGCCGAAGCAGCTATACGGTTTCAAGCAGAAACCATGTCTGAGACGTTTCCAGCCGCAGGTCCAGTAAAAACTAAAGTTCTTGGCGAAGAAACCAAAGAAAAAGAAGAAGCCGCTGCCCGTGTGAAGGCAGATATGAATTATGAGCTTACCGAGAATATGGTAGAGTACCGTCCAGAACATGAGCGTATGTTGTACAGCCTTGGCTTGGCAGGCTCTGCGTTTAAGAAGGTATACTATGACCCTAACATAGGGCGTCAGATGGCGTTATATATCTCCGCAGAAGACGTTATCGTGCCATATGGCGCATCTAATATAGAGGCTGCAGAACGTGTAACCCACGTAATGCGTAAGACTAAGAACGAGCTAAAAAAGCTACAAGCGTCAGGGTTCTACCGCGATGTAGACCTTGGAGAGCCAGAACCGTACCATAGTGACATAGAAGAAAAGAAAGCCGAAGAAGGTGGATACTCTATCACTGATGACTACAGGTACACACTATACGAAATCCACGCTGACCTCGTAATTGAAGGCGTTGATGACGACGACGGTATTGCTCGGCCTTATGTTGTCACCATAGAGCGTGGTAGCGACGAAGTGTTGGCGATCCGTAGAAATTACGAGGAGGGGGACCCCCTGACCCTCAAACGCCAACACTTCGTCCACTACGTCTATGTGCCCGGATTTGGGTTCTACGGACTCGGCCTTATACATATTATTGGTGGGTATGCTAAGGCTGGGACTTCCTTGATACGTCAGCTTGTAGACGCTGGCACGCTTTCCAACCTCCCGGGAGGGCTGAAGTCGCGTGGGCTGCGTATCAAGGGAGATGATACACCCATTGAACCCGGAGAGTTTAAAGACGTAGATGTACCGTCAGGTAGTATCCGTGACAATATTATGCCACTTCCGTATAAGGAGCCTAGTCAGACTTTACTAGCCTTGCTGAACCAGATCACCACAGAGGGCCGTAGGCTGGGCGCTATTAGTGATATGAACATCTCGGATATGTCAGCTAACGCTCCTGTAGGGACTACTCTAGCCCTGTTAGAGCGCACCCTGAAGCCCATGGCTGCAGTTCAGGCACGTGTACACTACGCGATGAAGCAAGAGTTTAAGCTCTTAAAGTCTATCATGGCTGAGTATGCCCCCACAGAGTACGCGTACCAGCCCCACAGAGGTGAAGTGGGAGCAAAGCAGGCAGACTATATGATGGTCGATGTGATCCCTGTGAGCGACCCCAATAGCTCTACGATGGCACAACGAGTTGTACAGTACCAAGCTGTGCTACAAATGTCTGCACAAGCGCCCCAGATATACGACCTACCACAGCTACACAGGCAGATGATAGAAGTGTTGGGCGTAAAGAACGCTGATAAACTTGTGCCTACTAAGGACGACGCTACGCCTACAGACCCTATAAGCGAGAA